ATTGGCGATGACGGTAATGATCTCGATTTGGTCTTCGTCGAACGCGGTGTTGGGCGGGATCGAGCCTTCGGTGCCGGTGACCGGATCGCCGTTGATGTAACGCGGATATTGCCCAAGCGGCGGCTGCGGAGTGCCATACGGCTGCGAGTAGCGAATTGTCGCCTCCTATTTGGCCTGACGTTGATTGAAGCGCCGTCTCGACGGCGCGGGGAGGATCAGGGCGTGCCAGCCATATGATCCGGCGGCCACATGCCGGAATAATCGAACAGCACTTCGGTTTGTGCCGGGCGCCAGCGCCGGATGACGCACTCAAGATCGGTCGCCAGCGCGATGCGAAGGTGGGGATCGATGCCAGCTTGGCCCTTGCCGGAGCGAAACCATGTCAAGCGCACCTTGTGCACATGCACGGTCCAAACGAAGCGCATCTGCGGATGGCCAATCTGGCACGGCCAATCGCCGAGCGACCCGTCGGCGAGATAGTCGCGATTGTCGCCGCAGCGATCGACACCGCACATGAACGGCCGATATTCGGTGATCGAGATCGTGTAACCGATGTAGGCGGCCATATCGATGAAGAACTGCCGGGACTGTCCGCCCAGCAGCGTCATGCGCATGACCAGCGCTTTCTGCCGCTCGCCGATCGTCGACGGGCCCTTGTAGCAAGGATCGGGCAAGCCCCAAGCCCGTTCCCAGCTATCGAGCATTTCGACCGTGGTGCGGGGATCGCTCTCGCGCTCTAGCAGGTCCGCGGCGCGGCCGTCGGCATAACCCATGATACCCGCGAGACCGTAGACGACTTTTTGCAGGATGCTTTCCTGCCAGCGCGGCCACGCGATGCCTTGCGGCAACAATGCCGAGATCGCGTGCGCATATTCTGGCTGTCCGCGGCGCACGTGATGGTCGGGCGGAAGCTGCGTCGACAAATCGGTGAAGCCGGTGACGTTGAGAACCGGCGACTGCGGCGGCTCGGGAACGATGATGCCGTTGCTCATTTTCGCCGCGCTTTATGGTATCGGATACGTGATCGTGCCCAACACGCCGATGGCGCCGTTGTGTGGCATAGGATGATCGCCGCCCGGCATGTCGAGCACGAAGTCGTTGGTGATGCGATTGATCGCTTCGGATATCCACGACTCTTTGATGGTCGTGCCCGCGACCAGTTCGCCGTTGATTTGATGCGCGGGCGTCGCCTTCTCTTTGATCATGGCGTCGACGCTGGCCGAGACCTGCGACCGCAATGTCAGCGAGTCCTCGCCCAGCGAGAGATTGAAATTGATTGGCTCCGGCACGGGGGCCTGCACGAAGAAATCCCGCACCGCGACCGGCCGCACCGTGTCGAGATAATTGCGCACCACGGTGATGTCGTCTTGCGTCGGGATGCCGCCCTGATCCGCTCGCAGCGCGTCGCACATGAACCGCAGCGTGACGGTTCCCATCCCCATCTCACGCGGTGCGGTCCATGCCCGCGTGACGCTAGGGATCGACATCGCCCAGTGCTCGTAATCGTAAGCGCAGCCGCCCATCGGTGGCTGCCGGATGCGCGCGAGCACGCGGGCGCGAAGTTGCTCGTCGGTCTCGACTTCGGTGCCGCCGCGCAGGTCGACCACGCTCACGGCAACGACGCCAGCCATGGGCGCCGTCAGCGCCAGCGGCGTGCCCGGCGGAAGATTTCCGTCTTGCCCCGGAGTGAGCGAGTGCAGCGCGATCTCGACCGGCTGATCGGCGAGCGTGCCGTCTTCCAAGGTCTCGTAGTTCTGCCCGGTCGCCGCGACCAGCCCGGTGCCTGCAGGCACGAACGTGCCCGGGATGCCGCTGAAGTCTGCCGTGCCGGTCGCTGGCACGGGTTGCTTGCGTCCCAAGCTGCCGTCGGCGTTGACCAGCCAAATCTGCCCATGCCGATCGAGCCATACGGTCTCGGCGGTGTCCGGCATCAACTGTAGCGCCAGCCAATCGAGATATTTGAGCGTGAGGCGCCCGACACCGGCCATGGCGTCGGCCATGACGCGCAGCACGGTGTTGCCGATGACGACCGCGCCCTGCAGCGACGTGGTGATGTCGTCGCGCACCATCTCGCGGCATTGCCGCAGCGTTGGCGTCTGCCACGGCATCAGACGCTCCCACCGAACGGCGAGTCGACCGACTGCACGCGCATCTGATCCCACAGGTCCTGGAACAGCAATTCGACCGCCAATTGCGGCCCGCGATAGACCCTGACCTGCACGTCGATGCGATCGCGATCTCTGCGCTCGGCGTCGACTTCGATCGTCGAGCAAATTTTCAGGTCGATCAGCGGCTGCAATGCATCGCGCGTATAGTTGCGCGCTCGCTCGACCGTGTCGCCTTCCCACGCTTCGCCCGGGGTGATCTTCGCCCGCGTCAGCAACCAGTTCTTGGTGCCGATGTTCCAGCCACGCCAGATTTGGCGCGCATCGAGATCGCCCCACCAGCCGCGGAAGTCATCGCTGTCAGGATCGGGCAGCACTTCGCTGGCGGGATCAGCGACGCGATCCGACATCAGCGCCACCTTGACGTAATTCGCCAACTCTTCGCGCTCGTCGAGCAAGCCGTTGGACAGCAAATTCCAATCGGCATAGGTGCCGCGCAGGTCAGCGATCGAGACGATCCTAATATCCGACATTGCTCACGCCCCGAATGAGAGTTGGGAAGACGCCAACACAGCGTTCTTATCACAGCGGTTATCTCGATGAAGGCGTCGAGAGTTTTCCGATTTTGAAACAAACTCGATATTCAATGGTGCGTAGTCGCCTCGCCGATCTTTGCGATCAATCGTCAGATGCGGCGCCCACCCATTCGCCAATGCCCATTCGATAAAAGCAACGGCATCATCTTTCCATTCTGGCGCGATCGAAATTCCTTTCGCCCCGTAGTTTTTGAACGCGGTCGCATTTGGATTGAAGCAGCGAGTCTTAATACCGCGCCACACGAGATAAAGCTTATGAGGTTTTACGCTTTTTAATCCATGGCTTCTATTCAGTCGCGCGACCGTTTCGTTTCTCAAACATCCACAAGACACCGTTCGTCCCGATCGAAATGCATTTGCCACAATAGTTTTTACGGTTCCGCAATCACATCTACATTCAAAGCGTGTTTGACCCCATTTATTGCTTTCTACGCGCCGCACAATCTTGAGCCGACCAAATCGTTTCCCGACCGTCTTATGTGCCTTCGTCATGATTAGACTCCAATATTTGATAAGACACGCAATGCTGTAGGACAAAAACCGGGGTGGACAATACTATTTTCTTGTTCGATCTCGTCCGACCGCGTCGGATCGCGATAGATGCGCTGCGCCAGATAGAGCGACGGCATCGGCATGCGTGTGTCGTATTCGACGAACCGTGGCAACTGCAGCGCCAGCGACGCCAACGCGTTAACGGTCGCCCCGCCGAGCGCGGTCAAGGTCTGATAGACCAGCGCGTCGACTTCATCGATGCCGATCGCCTTGGCTTGCTCGAAGATCGTCTGCACATGACGGATCGCTTGCTGCACGTCGTTGCGAGTCGTGTATTTGTGCGCGACCAGAATTTGCGCCTCGACCGCAAGGTCCATGATCAGCGCCGCTCGGAATACGATTTGCGTCAGCACCGACGCATCGGCGGCAAAGCCCATCAGGTACTGCCGGGCCCTTTCGATCGCGCCATAGTTCGGGCCAAGCAAGTTGAGCGCGGCGTAGATTTGCTGAAGCTGCGTCCCGATCGTCTCGCCGCGGATCGCCGCATCAGCGTTGGCGCGCAGCGTCGCGATCAAGCGCCGCGCGGTCGTGGCGTTGGTGCTGACGACGGGCGGGATGCTCGACGACAGGATATCGAGCAAGCCGATCAGCATGTTCGAGGCGGCTTCGGCTTGGCTGTAGTAGGTCGGCGGCACCGGGCTGACAACAAGCTGCCATTGCAGCCGCGGGTAGTTGAAGCGCGGGCTCTGCGTCCAATAGGCATTCGCATGCACGAGCGCCGTAATCAGCACCGCGGGCGGTTGCGGCGGCCAGCCGATGGCGCTGATCGAATAGCTCTGTGGGTGCAACTGATAGTTATAGATCAGCAGCGGCGTGGCGAACGCTGGCGAGCCCGTCGCATAGAGATTGACGCGCAGCCGGTAATTCTGCCCCACCGGGCCCACCGTCGCGAAGACGGGCGATGCAGTCGAATAAGCACTGGCGTTGAGGCGATTGATTTGCCGGATCGGTCCGGCGATGGCGATACTGGGCGATCCGAGCGAGTAGGCGTTGGCGTGCAGCACCAGCGAAATCTGGCCAAGCGCTGGCCTCGCAAACGCGGGCGAGCCGAGCGAGTATGCCGCCGCTGCGAAAACTATTTTCTCTGTGACCGCAGGCGTCGCGAATGTCGGCGAGCCCAGCGCGTAGTCGCCAGCGACAACCTGATAGGCGCTTTGGAACGCGTTGCCCTGAAATGCATTGGGTTGAAAGCCGAGCGGCATCAGTAGAACTCTTCGACAATGATGAACCCGGCGGCACCGCTACCACCAGCAAAGTAGTTGGCGTTAGCGGCTTGACCATTGCCGCCAGCGCCGACCGAATAGGAGAAACTCCCCGGCGCCTGTACCTGTTCGACGTATGCACCGGCACCGCCGCCAGCACCGCTGGCCAGTGTACCGCCTGCGACGTTTGCACCACCGCCGCCACCGCCACTGCCGTAGCCCGTACCGGCAGCGGAAATCGCCCCGTATTGTCCAAAACCACCCGCGCCCAACATCGAGTTGCCGCCGTTGCCGCCGATGCCGTGCATCACCGAAGCCTGACTCAGCGGTCCTACATAGCCATTGCCGCCGACCACTGACAAAATATTGCCGCCGCTTGGCGCGCCGCCCCCACCGGGGTTCCCAACACCGCCGCCACTGCCGCCGCCAGCGGTAAGACCGCCGAAGGTCGTGTTGGTCCCATTAGCGCCCGCCGCGAAACTGCCGCCACCGCCACCGCCGCCGACCATGCGTATTCTGATACAACGACAGCCAGCCGGGGGCGTGTAGGTGCCCGAACCGCTGAAAAAAGTCTGCCGCGTCGGCAGCGGAATGGTCGCCGAGACCGCGCCGGTCGCGCGGTTGATGGTGAGCGGCGTGTCAACGAAAGTGCCCGCGTCGTTAAAGCGATCGATCGTAAAGTTCGAGCCGGAATTCGATCCAGACTCGGCTTGGTTATTTCCTAACTCGATGGCCCACCGGAAAAGACCCGCATTCTGACCGGCCACTGACGCCGCTTGGCCCGCCGCCGTTTTGTTAAGATTAAGTCCAGGGCTGGCTTTGCTGATCATGGCGTCGCCGCCGAGCGTGATCAGCCCGCTACTGCGCGTGATGCGAAGAGGAACGTCGATAGCCGCGCCCGCATCGTTGTAGCGCGTGATGCTGAAATCCGAGCCGACGTTGCTCCCGCTCTCGGCAGCGGTATCGCCGAGTAAAACGAGCCAGCGCGCAGTGGCGCCGTTATTGCCGTAAATGTACGAACCTTGGCCGCTTGCCGCTTTCCTTACGACGAATTGCGGATTGGCATAGCTGATTGTCAGCGCGCCGGTCAGCGTGCCGCCGGTCAGTGGCAGCACTTGCGCCCATGCGCCGCTGACACGGCCATAGGCGTTCCCATCCGACGGCGCATCGGCGCGGATAAGTTCGAGCGTATAATTCGTGCCGTCGCTGTAGAGCCGCGCCCATTCGTTCTGCAGAACTGTTTTTCCGGTCGTCGTCTCGTTGATCGCCGAAGTCGTCGGCGTGATGGTGACGGTGCCCGCACCACGATTGCGGATGATGGTCGTCCAGCCCGCGATGAATTGCGAGCTTGCACCGGCCTGCGGCAGCGTCACCGCAACGGCGACTGCCGAATTGTACTGCACCACGGAAAGATGATCGCTGTCGGCAAGCGTGTCGGTCGCGGCGGTGACCGTGCGCCCGCCGAGCCACAGATTGTGATCGTCGTTCCAGTTCGACGGACGCGTGATTGTGCCGTCGGTCCCGTCGGACTGGGGATTGACGAATTTGTGCCGAAGCGACTTCGCGACCATAGCGCTTATGATCCAGGAATTCCGAAATCGAATGCCGGGAGCGAAAACACGTTCCCGGCGGTGACTGCTTGCGTAGCGGCAAGATCGTTGTCGACCAGCAACCGCGAATTCACAGCGTCGACGATTGCCCAGCGCGTCGCATTGCCAGTGCCAGTGATGGCGCCGTCAGTGACCGCGGTTGTCGTGATCTTGCGGCCGTTCGGCGTGCGATCGGCTGGCGCACCGAACACATTGCCCGCACCGAAGTTCTTGTTGCCGAGCGCGAGCGTGGTCGTCGCCGAAGCGTAGTCGGTAGGCTCGGCCGAACAGATATAGATGTGCGTCGCGTTGGCTTTGAGACCAAGCAGACCGTTGTCCAATCCCCACGAGTTCACCTTGCCGGGCATGGCCGGGTCTCCTTTCGCTGTCGTTGTTGGTGGTAAGCGTAGGCACTTCGCCTGCGCAGGCGAGCTACGAAGTCGGCGGTGCCAACTGCTTGAACGCGTCGTCAAGCCTCTGCTGGTCGCTGACGTTTCCGCTGTTGGCGGTCGTTTGCTGCTTATTGGCTGATGCCGCTGCCGCTGCCAGCGTCTGCGCGCCGATCGTCTGCAGCGCCTGCGCGGTAAACGAGTCCTCGATGGCGTTGCCGGGAAGGCCCGCCTCGACGAACGACATTTCGATGGCGCAGAAGCCGCCCTTTTGCCGCTCTTCGATGATCGAGTAGCGCTCGCAGAAGTACATCACGGGCGTGCCGTTGTAGCCCGCGAGATTGAGTTGCGGATTGTAGGGGTCCTGCAGCGTGCCGGGGCCATCCGACAGCAGCGCCGCTTCCAGGAGATCGCGCTGTTCGTTGTAGTCGCTCGACATCGGGCCATATTGCCCCGGGCTCGGCGCTTGGATCAGATAGCCGGTCATCTGGTAGCGCATGGCGTGGCGCCCCATGTCCTCGGTGAACGGCATGTTGCGCTTAGGATATTCGAAAACCACGGTGCGGCGGCCGGACGATCGCCCTTGTTGCTCGACGTAGAAATGCACACCCTTGAACGATGCACGCTGCAGCCGTCGCCGCCACGCGACATTGCGCGGATCAGCACTGATCCCGACGCGGCCCGGAACGCTGATCGTCCCGGCTTGTCGTGATGGCAGGCTCGCCATATTACCTCACAGATGTCACCATCCGCTTGTGATGTCGTAGGCCACGATCGCGTCGACCGTCGTCAACCGTGCAACGTTGTTCTTGTGCGTTTGCCGCTGTAGCTGCAGCGGGCCGCGGCGATCGGTCAGCATCTTAAAAAGCGTGTTGAATTGCGTGAACGTCAGCGTGACGGGCGCAGGCGGAACGCCGTTAGCGTCGACCGGCCCGATCGGCGGCCAAGTGATATCGGGCCCACTGATCGGCGTGGTGCTGACTGTCGGCAGGTTAATTGGCGGCGCGCTCGTTGTGCCCGGGTCCGTGTGCGTCCCGCCCGTGACCGGCTTGGGGAAAGACGCGGCACCGCCGGGGCTGACACCGGGAGCGCTGCCGCCACCGAGCAAGGCGTTGATCGCGCCCTGGTGCTCGGTCAGCACGTTGGTCGTGCCGCCGCCAAGCGACGACAATAGCGCATCGATGCCGTCGCTCAGTTGCTGGTTGAGCGACGTGGCGATGGTGCTCGTCGAGCTATCGACGCTCGCGGCCGTGGAAGCGATGGCTGCGTTCGTGCCATCCTTCAGAGTGCCGATCGAGTTATTTGCGTCTCCGGTCAGACTCGCGAACGCCGCGTTGGTGCTGTCGGCAAGCGCGCTGATGGCGGAATTTGTCGAGTCCGTAGTACCGCCAGTCGTCGCCGTCATCTCGTCCGACATCGCCGTGGTGGCGTTGTCGCTTCCGTCCCACGTATAGCCGAGATAATCGACCGGCAACTGCCGTTTGCTGGCGAAGAGCGCGTCGACCATCTCGCTTTTCACAGTACGCGCCTGCGGCACTGTGATCGGCGGTGATGGGTCCGGAGGCGAGTTCTCTGCCGCGGCCATCCATAGATTGAACAACTGGATGTATGGCGTGAGATCGGTGAACTTGGTGCGGATCGGCAGGCTCGTGTCGTGATTGTAGAGAATTTCGCCGTTCGTGGCCCACCATCGCACGATGTAGATGTTCGGATCGATCGAGGACATGTCGATCGGTTGCATCACGCAATCGTCGACACAGACCTGCCCATTACCGGGAGCGATCCACCAGCCACTCATTTGCCGTCACATGGATCGGGCTTCAGGACAAACGGCACCGACTTGTAGCAGACGCCTTTTTTGACCCACACGTCGGCACCTTCATTGCGGATGTGCGAGTGCTCTTTATCCGCTCGCATTGAATTCTTGGCACCGCTGCCGTCGTGATAGAGCCAATCCCCGCCGACAGCGAGGCGCCCTTTCGTGCCGCCGCTGTCATTCCATCTGATCTCGCCCTTACTGAAAGTTTGTTCGGTGTTGATGCTCTCGCCTTCGTGCTTGTAGTCCTGCTGTTGCTGACCGCCACCACCGCCATTCGTCAAAGCTTGTGCGCCACCGCCACCACCGCCACCACCGCCACCGCCTTGGCCGCTTTGCATCTGGTCTTTCTTGCGTTGCTGCTTTGGCTTGTTGGCGTGGCGGATCGAGATATGCCGCGTCTGCGGTTGCCCGGCGCGGCCGTTCGGTCCATGACCGCTCGATTGCGTGTCGTCCAGCGTGAGCATGTAGAGCCCGTCGGCGCCGTCGCCGCGCACGCGATGGTAAATGGTCTGCCCCGAACCATCGGCCGAATAGTAGAGGCATTCGCCGGGCTTGGTTTGGTATGGCCGCACGCGCCGGTCGTCGACGCCGATGCAAACCGGATGCGCGCGCGAGCCGCCGACGTAGAGCATGATGCCTTCCGCGGACGGTTCGGTCGGCTGGTTGTCGTTGAAGCCGATCTTGTCGCCGCCCGTGCTGCCGCCGCCACCACCACCGCCGCCTTGGCCGCCTTGCCCGCCTTGCTGCTGTTGCTTCTGATCCTGCGGCATCGGATGCACCGACATGCCGGACTGTTGCCAACGCTCGAAATCGGTCGCCGACTCGCCGTGCATCACGTCGGCAGTCTTGATTTGCATCATGTCGTGATCGTCATCGAATTCGCGCAGCGTGCAGCGCCCGATCGAGGTCTGCGACCGCCGCGATGCATCGGTCATCGTCGTTCGCATCGTCATGATCGCACCTTCATGATTGCGCCTTTCCTTTCGACACGTCGTTGACCAATTCGAGCGTAGCGCGCGTGCCACCGCGATCGTCTTGTTGAAACGTCACCGCTTCGAGCATCAACTGCCGCTGCATGATCAGCATCGGCGAGTCGACCCACACGCGATTGAGAATGTCCCAAAGACCGCCGCTCGGACGCTGCCAGCCGAGATGCGTGATCGTGACCTTGATGTGCATCCAGTTCTCGACGTTCTCTTCGATGCGCGCGCGCTGCTTGAGAAAGTCGACGCCCCACGCCGGGACTTCGTTGAGCACGCGCGACGGCATGAAGCCCATGCCGAGACTGCCACCTGCACCGCCTTGATTTTCGTAGTTCTGCTGATGCGCGCTTTGCGCCATGTTGGTTTGATCGTCGCCCGGCCGCTGCTGATCGGTCGCCTTCCCGGTCGACCCGGCCTTGCTATAGATGACCTCGCGGCCCTCGATGATGTTCTCGCCCTCGATTAACTCTGCGTCGCTCGGCGTGAGTTCGTCGCCGTCGGCATTGATCAACAGCAAGTTGCCGTCCTTGTCCGATGCCAGCCACGCGCCGACGGCGCGCGCTTCTTTCTCGATCGCATCCCACGCCGAGTCGCCCGGCTGGATCGAGATGCGCGGAAACTTCAGTTGCGAAACGCCGGGCCCGGCCTTGACGTTGATGCCGTACTTTTTGCTGATCGCGTCGGCGAATTGCTTCAGGTTTTGATTTTTGAATTCTCCGGTATCGGAAACCCCGGCGCCCTTGGTCATGACGCCGGTATAGTCCTCGCCCTGGATTTGCACCGAGTGCTGCGTGGCGCTGTAGTAGACCTGCCGCACCGTCACCGTGCCGTTGATGACCGGATAGCCGTCGAGATAGATGATGCACGAGTCGCCCGGGCGGATGCGCAGATATGCCCAATCTGCGGCCCACGGCGTTTGCTCGCTGCAGGTGAACTTGAAGGTCCGGCTCGGCTTGTCGCGCAGCGAGAGCCGCACAGAGACTGTGTCCCATTCGTAATATTTTTCGCCGTTAATCAACAGCACGGCGCGAGTCAGGAACGGCGGTTGCTCGATGCGTCCAAACTTGCTGATGATGCTGGCGTTGCTATTGCCTTGGGCGACACGATCCGCGCGCTGTGCCGCAGCGGCGCCCGGCGGCAGATTATCGCCTTGCGTGAACGGCGGCACATCGGGGGAGACCGTGACTGGGGGAAGCTCGATCGTGCCGTTGGTCATTTTACTCTTCGCTGTAGTCGTTGGCCGACTTGTTGCCTTCGCCGGTCGAATTCATCTGTCGCGTCTGCGTGATGCGGATGTCTTCGAACGCGCCGTCGCCGTTGGCCGAGACCTTGGCGTTCTTCGGCACGTTGGAGAAGTTCACGTCGACCTGCGCCTTGCCGATATTGCCGCCATGCTGGCCCGCGATCGATTTCATCACCGCGCTGTCCTCGACGCCGACCTGATGCTGACCGCTGCCGCCCAACATCTTCGTGCCTTCGAGATTTTCGACT